TCTTGATTTTTTCATATCCCACTGGCATATAAATCGTGATTTATATCTAAATTTGCAAAAGTTCAGCGAAGAATAAAGAGCAAAATCAGACTTTCCTACCGTTTAAGTTTCAAACTATTGGTAGTCAATCAGTCTAATATGCTGCATCGTAAAATACAGAACTTCTCATTCTAAAAACTATAGATATATTTAGCACATCGAAGAATGTATTTGTATTTCATATATCTTTATCTTGTAAACTCTTATTCCTAGACAATATTTTTTAAATATATTCTCCAATATCCTTCTGATAACAAGGCGCGACTTTTCCACAAGAATACTTAGACATATCCTATTTTCTCTCCCATATATCTAAAACAAGTATTATAAATATAATCCGCAAATCGAAATGTTCGCGCATTTTAAAACGAAAAGTTCATTTCACAAAACGAAAGGTATAATTTAAAGCACTCTTTATTCCATTTCTACAAGGCATTTATAGGACAAAAATAACAGAAAAATCACTTGCAAATATCAGCAAAAATTGCTATCTTTACATAGTTAAATTGAGGTCGTTTACCCTCAAATCAGTTCAGTTCTGTATCCCCCTACCCTATCAATATTCTAAAAAATTTCGACCGGCTTCGCCGGTATTTGAATTCCTTTTAAACGGGATTCGGAAACCATCCGAATCCCGTTCTATCGTTTTAGTCGCTTCGCTCCACGCTTTGGCGCTTTGCGCTTACGCCACCTCGCGTATCGCCTTGTACGCTGCCACGCTTTGCGCCCGGACGATTTTGCCGCGGAAGGCCAGACGAGAACCGATGCCCGTGCTCGTACTCGAGGAACCGTTGTTCGCATTCGACATCGAAACACCGCCATTCGGGTTCGCGCTGCTGTTGCCACGATAGACCACACGGACTGTGGCGGTACTTATCCAGTACATGTCGGTATAGTAGGTAGAAGATGATCCGTTCAAATTACCTACCGGAACCATGTCCATATACTTGCCGTGTGCCACGCCTGAAATCCACTGTCCGCTGTCCTTTTTCCCCTGCACCCAGCGCACCGTGCCGTCTGGCATCCAGATGCGCCATTTGCCCACATTGCCGCTGTCGTTCGGCAGATCCACGCCGTCCATCATGTCATACTTGTTGCCGTAGATGTCCTCATAGCCCAGGCAGCAGACATTGTTCACCTGCACCACAGTCGCCTGTCCGTATTCGTCACGGCTCTTATACCAGGCAAACTGGTGCACCAGATCTTCAATCAGCGAATTCGTGATTTTGTTGTTGATGGCATACGCTTCATCGTAGCCGATGGTGTCTGTCATCCCGTGTTCTGCCGTTCCACCCGTTGTCCGGTTATTGTTATGCTGACCGGCACCGCATTGTTCCTGCATGTCCCTACGCCCGTACTTTGCATAGCTCAGGTTCGCGATGCGGCTGTGCATCAGCGAGTCTATCTGCTGCATGCCACGCTGCTGGCTGTAATAGTGGAAGTCCGTCCACGTCATGCTGGCAGTGGTCGAGCCGCCGGTTATGCAGGCGCGCAACTTGCTGCCCACTACAGAACTGCCCACAACGGCACACAGATGCTCCTCATTGGGCACCCAATCCGGTTCCATGTCCTCTATCTTGTCGCTGTTGCTCAGTACCACGCAGTCAAACTCAGCCGTGTTCAGAATAGAGAAATGCAGAGCGGTCGCACGCTCCGGAACGTCTGCTATCAGATACATGCCGGCCTCAAACTTCAAGCCGATGGTCGGCACCACGATACTCTTCAGGATGTTTCCTGCATCATCCACAAACACACTGCCGATAAGCCCCGTTCCTGGAACGCCCGGGAAGCGCACGCGCTTGTAACCGGCTACGTCCACCTTACATACCGAATAGGCCTTGTCCGTCGTATAGGATTCCTTCAGCGTGGGCTTTCCGCTCATAATCTTGCGTTCACCCAGCCAGCCGCCCTGCGTTTCCTTGATGGCATCCAGCGTCAGTACTGTCGCCTCCGGAACAGGGGGCATTTCGTCCTCCGGGTAGCTGCTGTAGCAGGCGTACTTCTTGTTGTTCAGATAGTCGTTGATACCCTTGCTCCAGTAGAACGGCTCATACATCATCCAGTCTCCCTCGCTGCCGTCCAGCTTCGCAACCGTGCAATCGTTCATATCCTCCGCATCGGCATAGAAGTTCGAGCTTTCGTCATGCAGGGGGAAATAGGTCATCTCCCCGTCCGGGTTGTTCACATCCACCTGCTGCCCGGCCATCTCCACCTTCCGGCTCGTTGGCATCTTGGTCACCTTGGCCAATACGCGGTGGCGCTTGGACAGGATGGCATTCACATGCCCGCTCATTTTGTACGTATTGCCGAATTTGTACCCTGTCTTGTTGTCCAGGTTCGAAACATTGGCATCGTCGGCCACACTGTCGTCAAACTCGATCATCGTATAAGGCGGCTGCTTGATGGCCAGTTCCGGATAACGGGCGGCATACTTCTCCAGTTCCTCGTCAGCCAGATACTTCGTCAGGGTCAGCTTGCCCCTCAGTCCCGAATGCCGGTCATCCACGGCACCCGTCTGCGTGTACGTTCCGTAGTCGTAATACTTCTTCAGCAGGGTTCCGTCGTCTTCCCTGTCTATCTCCAGCACAAAGCGCTCCAGCTTGCCGCTGCCGTTCAGTTTGGCCTGATGCAGGCGTTCCAGCATGGCAAATCCGTCGATGCCGGGGCAGTTGGTATAGCGGTAGCCCCGCACGTTGTTGATGCCTTCCAGCACCAGGCCGCTGTCCTGCAGCTTGGTCAGATACTCCAGGAACAGTTCCTCAATCGTGTCCGGCAGGCATAACTGCACAACGGGCGCACCGGTGGCCAGCTTCACGCGGGTCAGCCCCGTACCTCTCACGTCCAGTTTCTTCAGTCGCCCCTGCCAGCTCAGGTCCAAGGTGGCCACGTTTCCGTTGTCCCCGTTCCGGGCCAGCAGGTTATTCCGCATATTCACTTCTTCCAGCAGCAGCATCCCGTTGGTCGAAGCCATGAACGAGCCGTTCCGGTAACCGCTGGCTTTCTCCACGCTCATGTCCAGTTTGACCAACGAGGTCAGCAGACCGAAGTTGAAGCCGATGGCGAACGCATCCTCATGCCACACCAGTTCCTTGATTTTGGCCGCACCCACTATCTTCAGCGGGTCGTTCTCACCGAAGGCACGGGTCAGCTGCAGGGAGTGGAGCACGTCCGCATCCACCACACCGCTGTCGGCCTGTACGCCATTGCTGGTAGATAACTGCACACGGTACGGGATGGTCAGCCGGTACTGCATCGGTTTCAGCTTATAAGCCTTGTCCAGCGATGCCGTACTCTGGTAGAACTGGGCACCCAGCGTGGATACATAGCCGTACTCCACCTGCTTCAGGTCGTACCGGCGCTGGATGAAGTAGTTCCGGTGCGCTTTCAGCGAACCCTTCAGACCGTAGATCTGCGGATAGGTCTGTTTCGCACCGTCCGCACCCACCGGCATTTCGTTCAGGAACGGATACACATACTTGAATATGCCGGACTTGTTATACAGGCGCGAGCACCACTTCTTCATCTGCTCGGTATCGAAGTGGTCAATGGCTTTCTGGATACTGAAGGCACTCATGAAGCTGGTTCCGCCGTTCACGCCCTTGGTCATCACCTCCTCCAGCAGATTGCCCATGTTGCCCAGTATCAGGTTCCACAGCCAGCTGTTGTGCCCCTGCATCACATAGGCCCCGTCGCGCTTCGTCTGCCGGTTGTCGTCATACTTCCCGGTCAGGAACGACTTGTTGTCCGAACCCAGCTGGCAGTCACCATCGTAATAGGTTATCCACCACATCACGCCGTCCCACGTCCGCACCAGCATGTTTTTTGCCAGCTGGTCCACGCCCAGGTTGAACTGTACATACAGGTAGTAGGCAGCCAGGTTGGGCAGGTTGAAATACTTCCCGGCTTCCTTCCTGAAGGTCGGGCTTGCCCACTTGGCGGTCGGGAACTTGTTTCCGTCATCCTCATAGTCCACCCCGTCAAATGTGTGCGACTCCTTGTTATAGGTCATGCCCTTGCCTGCAGGCGTTTCCTTCACACATCTGTAAAGGAAGCTCATCATGCGGTCCAGGGCCTTGTACATCTTGTCATACTTGTCACCGGTGCCCAGATGTTCCTTGATGTTCGGTTCTTCCTCGGCATCCCCACCGCCGTCGTTCCAGAACACGTCTTTCGGGTGGTTGAATTCGAAACCGCCGTCAAAGTTGAAATCCATGAAGTCCGTATGGTCGGGCTCCGTGGACGGCAGCCAGCGGAACAGGCACAGGTCATTCGAGTTGTTCAGCGTCTCGATGCAGATGGGCAGGTATTCCTTCGGCTGGTCGCCGTTCGCCTGCAGGTAGTTCAGGGTGTCGCCGGTTCCCCATTGCTCGCCGCCGATAGTCTTGTCCTGACCGAATATCGGGTAGCTGTCGCTCTTCTCGTTGTTCATGTTGTACTGGCCGTAATAGGTCAGGTCCTCATCCACGCTCTTGGCCACAAACAGGTCACAGGGCAAGCCGTCAATGGCCGAGCGTATATCTTCCTTGCACGTATCTGCATGGTCGGCGGCATACTGTTGGGCAGGGGTCAGGATTCCCATTTCCTTCATGCCGTCATGAATGAACTTCGCACCGCCCGTGTTGGTCGTCATGGAGGAGTCGGAAAAGTCACATTTCGCACAGGCAAGTTTCGCGCCCACCGAGTTGCCCCGCAACCGGAACAGGTTCTTCTTGCCCTCCGTAGCTGTCGGGTTGCTCTGCTGCCCGTTGCCGTCTATCTCGCCGTAGGTCATCCGTGCCGTATATCCGCTGGCTGTCTTCTGGAAGTAGAAGCGCAGGTTCTTGCGGGCATAGTTCACCGAACTGGTACCCTGGATGCGCAGATAGATGTCACGGGCTATCCAGTCCAGCGCCCGGTTCTCGCCGTTGTAGAATCTCACTTCCCGGCACAGCTTGTTGGCCTTCTTGTTGTTCAGCTGGGCCAGCGCATCCATCACGTTCAGCGTGTCGCTCTCGCTCGGCACCTCACTGCCCACGCTGCCCGTGCCTATCAGTACCAGGATCGAGTTCCGGCGTTTCTTCATCAGTCCCATCAGCTTCTCCATGCTCACCGTGTCCCCCTCGTTCAGCACGCGGTTGTCCTCATCCAGCGAGCGCACGCCCGGTTCCCCGTCGGCATCTTCCAGGTGGTTGCGGTCCACGATATAGTTGTTCAGCACCTCGTCCGAGGTCAGCGCCTTGTTGTAGATGCGCACGCTCTTCACGTTCAGGTCCGCACCCGTTGACTTGAACTCCAGCTGGCTCTGGATGTTGAAGTTCACCTTGTCCAGCCACTTCGAGGCGGCACTTTCCTCACCGTTCACATAGAAGCCGATCAGCGTACGCTGTTCGTTCGTCTGCACGTTCGGGTAGAACACGTAGGTAATGCGGATGTTCGTACCAGGCTGGAATTTCGTACCCACCGAGTCCTCATAGCGTAGCACCTGCCCGGCATCCATCGCCTCGGTCACCACGCCGGTCAGGAACTTGGCCTCCTCCGGGGTCACAATCAGCCCGTACCGGTTGCCGTTGTCCAGCTGCCCCAGGCAGGTGATCAGCTCGGCATTCGTGTCCGTCACGTTGGCCGTGCTGTATTCTATCTCCAGCGTCATGCCCACGTCACGGATGGCAAACCCCTCCGGCTTGTCCGCTTCGTTGAAGGGGCGGTACCCACCGTCAGCGGTCAGGGTCATGCCTGCACCTCCGGCCAGCAGCAGGCGGTCCTTGTGCCAGCCGCTACCGGCACCATATTCGTTCACGCTCCACAGCACGTCCCGGAACTCCATGCGCTTGTCACCGCTCACCCAGCTTGCCGGGTTGTTTTCCGTATTGCTTCGCCCGAAGGCATCGAACGTGCACACGGCATCCGGTGCCAGCGTGGCTTCAATGTCTGGGTGCGATGTGGTGTTCACCTTCACCTCAAGCACGGCATCACCGCACGACACACGATAGTCCAGCGGTTCCACGTTCACGTTCGTCCGTCCGTAGCTGCCGGTCTCACCGCGTTGGAGCAGGTCTTCCTTCACAATGCTGTCCCCATTCATCACCTTCACACGTGCCGTGTACGCATCACGCTCGTAACCGGCATACGTGAAGTTCCAGGCAGTGAACTGCTCTGCCTCCAGCACCGGGTGTTTCCAGTCACGCTGGAAACCTGCTGCCCGGTGGCTGAACATCATGCCGGCATACGCTGTAACCCCACCGCCGGCCTTCAGAAGCGTAATGTAATGCACTTGGCTTACCACACCGGAGTTCTCATGCTGCGCGTAGGCTTCCACCACGTTCGCACCCTCCTGCATCTGAGCCAGTGGGATGGTCACGTTCTTCTGCTGCACACCGCTGCCGGCCGAAAGACCGAGGGTAAAGGCCTGTCCGCCGTTGATGCGGTAGTAGATGTTCTTCTCTCCGCTCGTACCCTTGGCTGTGAATGGAATGTTCACATCATTTTTATATCCCCCGTCGGCCAGTCCGTTACCCACCGAATAAGTGGTACTTAATTCCATAGCCACCATTGTTACCCGGGCTGTGGCGGTTTTCATCAGCGTGCCGCCCTGGTAGGTACACTGCGCTTCAACCTGCACCGTATAGGTCGTGGCATCCTTCAGGTAGGGCGATGCGTCAAAGGTATAACCCTGCCCGGCGGTAACACCCGCAAACTCCGCATCCTGGAATTCGGTAATCACCGTGGAGCCGCGTTTAACAACCACTTTTGCCTTCAGGTCGCTGTAACCGTCAACCTCCGCACCGCCGGCAGTACCGACGCTTACCGCATATTTTACCACGAACCCGGTACCGAGTGCCAGGTACTGGGAGGAGGGAAGCCCCGCACCGCTGCTGTCAGTCAGGTCAATGTTCACCACCACCTTGTCGTCGTCGGTGTACTTTGAAAAGCGGACTTCCTTCGAAATTTCACCGCCCTTGTTATCTTTCTGTTTCACGGTCATCACGTACTGGGTGCCGTCCTCACTGTCCTGCACATCCACGTCCGTCACCGTACCCACCATTGCATCAAACACCGTTCCGGATGTAGGGGGCTTCGTCTCGCCGCTCACCAGTTCCTCGGTTGGGGTACGGTTTGACAGCTCTTTCTTCAGAAACGCTTCTACATCGTCCCCGGCATAGGCATGATAGGTGCCGTCCGGCTGTTTCTGGTTCCACGGTGTTTCAAGATTCATCGGATGTTCAGTCGCGTTGATGATTCCGCTTATTTTCCTTTTTGCCATAATACTGTCCTTTTATAATAATCATTCATTTATCAGTTTTACTGCTACCGTTCCATGCGTCCGACCCGTTCCATGGCTCGTCGCCTTTCCAGTATCCAAGTCCGAAACAGCTGCTGATTGCGGACCATACCAGCCTTGCCCCGGCATAGACAGCCGACAGGGCACGTTTTCCCACATACGCAGCCGTTATTTCCTTACCGCCTATGGTTATCATCGTCACTCCTCCTCATAAATCAGATACAGCGTATTCGCATCCTTGTCCTGCAGTGCCTCATAGGCTTCCTCGCTCATCACCTCATGCCTGTAGGCCAAAAGTTTCAGAGCGCCTCCCGTGCCGGTATATATGGCATCACCCAACAGGTAGAGCTTGTCCGGCAGGATGGCTGTCCGGTCCGCATTCATGAACATGCCGGCAGGGGGTACACCCGCCACGTCCCAGTCCCCGTACAGGGTGGAGTCCATGTGGTAGGCAAATTTCCCGGCACTGGCCACATACACCACGTTGCCGCCCGGCTTGGTACACTTGTCAGGTAAAACGTTTCCGGTCTCCATCCATGAGGAAAAGCGTGCAGTAGCCCCGCCGACGGCTGCTGCCGTAGTCTGTTCCACCTTGGCAGCGGCATTTTCTGCCTTGGATGCCGCTTCGTTGGCCTTGGTAGCGGCTTCCGTGGCGGCCTGGGTCTTTTCCTCCAGCCCGGCTACGGCTCCTTCCGCTTTCTTGGCGGCAGCCTCGGCACGGGCGGCGGCATCGCTCGCAGGCTTCCCGATCAGCTCCAGGGGTACGTTCACCATCTTTCCGTCCTTCTCGCCGGGCAGTGATTTCACACCGTTCAGTGAGGTGACGGTTTCCAGGTCCTCCACACCGGTAGAGGACTGGAGCACACGGTCCAGTACTTCCTGAACCAGTTCTTCTTGCGTCATTTCTGCCATACTCATTCGTTTTTATTGTTAATATTTCAATCCGTCACTCGGCTCGCCGAAAAAAAACAGGGTCGCATGGTTGGGGACAAACTTGTCGCTACCTTTCCAGAAGGTGAATATGGCCTTTTTTATGGTCAGACCGTTACTTTCCACCTTGTCGGTATGGATGCCTTCACAGCAGGGAGTCAGCCCCCACTTGCCGGACTCTTCCCAATCCTGTCCTTCAGAGATGGCAGAGATTCGGACCCGGTCGTGCTTGCAGTAGAAATATACGTACACATAATTCTGCCCTCTTTGGTTATTCTCATTTGCCACGATATTCACTCTGTACATTTCCAGACCGTTGCCGAAAGTCTGTGTCGTGACCTTGAAGTCACGGGAAACGTCGATATGAAGCCATAGAAGGAAACCGGGCATACACCAGTGGTCACCCTCGTTCATGCGCCATCGGCAACCGCCCTCGGCATCCACGGCCAGGTTCGCACGACCGCCGGCCCACACATTCCGGGTACAGTTCCTGGCCTGAAGGGTGATGGCCGCATTTCCGTTGGTGTCCTTGCCGATGCTACGGAACATGGCGTTTGTCTGCACTCCTGCGCTTGCAGGCAGCGTATTGCCCAAAGATGCCTCATTATCCAGTACCTTGATTTCCCCGTCAGGGGAATATTCGGTATGGTAACTCTTTATACTGACCGCCGCTTCGTTTCCGTCCGTGTTTTCCAGCCAGTAGCCGTTCATGCTGAAAGCACCTATCGTACCCTTGTTGGCATGCACAGCCCCGTCCTCGTCCACATGAAACGTACCGTTGGCCGTCAGGTCACCCTCCAGCCGGATGTTGTCACCTGTCAGCTTGACGACGGTGCGCGTATTGCCGTACTCGTCCTCCTCTTCCAGGCCAACCCCGATAAGGGCCAGCTTGCCCTCTGCGGTCTGCATATAGATACCGCTTCCTTCCGGCTTCACCACCAGCCCGGTTTCTTTCAATGCTTCACCGTCCTTGTCAAACACCGCTGCTGAAATCTTCACCAGCCGGTCGCTCTGTTCAAACAGTGTCCGGTACTTATAGGCCAGTGCGTCTGCCTTGTTGGTGCTGAACACCAGCAGCGAAATGTAAATCACGCCCGTAAACGACAGCTTGAAGTCGCCTGTTCCGTTCCATAGCCCGTCCAACGTAAACATCTTCTCACCGCCCACGGGCAGGTCTTCTTCATGGCCGAACAGGTTGAAGTTCTCAAACCCGGTCTTGTCAGCGTTCACAAATTCGATTTTCAGCCTTCCGGCCTTGATGACCCGGTAACTGAACGACAGATACACCACGCCGGGCACCCGTTCGCCCTGGCTGTTCGTCTGCCGGTACTCCGGTACCAGCCGGAAGTCCTCCAGTTTCTGCATGATATAGCTGTTCCGGATATAGGCATAAGGCACCTTGCCGTCAGTCCGTATCTCGGCATGCCCGTCCGGCTTCGTACCGTAAGGACCGCCGTTCGCCCAGATCCAGCGTCCGCCCAGGGTGAACAGCGTAGCCTTGCTGCCCGTCTTCCATTTGTCCATGCCGTCGGCAAAACTGCTGTTGTCCAGATAGCTCTGTTCTTCACGTATCTCCTTGCGCAAGCTTTCCACAGCTGAATGGATTTTCCCCTCGGTTATCTCAAACCGCGTCAGGATGTCCTCGCCCGTCATCAGCACGAACGTACCCTTCAGCCACACGTTGTCAGCATACAGGCCGTTTCCCTTCGGTTGGTTGTCTGCCGGGAAAGCGCTGCTCCTGATGCCGTCCAGCTTACCCAGCCGGCAGCGCAGGCAGCCGTTGAAGTTCTTGGCCTTCACCCCGTCCAGAATGTCGATACGGGGCTGCCCGTCCTCCGTGGCCGCTATGGAGATAAGGTTCTGCCGGAGCGGGTTTTCCGTGTTGCCCATCAGCACGCACTCATCACCTGCCTCCGGCTTCACCCCGCCAAACTCGCTTACCGGGACCAGTACCCCGTTGGCTATCACCGAGGCCACCTCCACCCAGTAGGATTTTAGCCGGGTTCCGCCTGTAACGGCACAGCGCATCAGGTCATGGGCCACAAAACCCGATTCCTGCTCAAACACGATGCGGTAGTTGTCGCCCTGCTTCACCACGTCCTTGATCTTGCCGTTGGCTGCCGACACCACCAGCTGCCCACACACGCTGCGGACCTTCTCTATCAGCAGTTCCAGTGCCACCAGGCTTTGCCGGGCAGTCACTTTGTCCACCGTCAGGTTCGTCAATCCGGTCAGCTGGTCAATCCAGAGTTGCCAGCCCTCACCGGTCAGCCCGTCCACAAACTCCGTGCTACGCAGCAGTTCGCGGATCACGGCGGTCAGGTACTCGGCATTGCCCTCACCGTCCACGCTGCCGCAGGGCTTGCCACCGGAAGCCTCGCCAAATGTTACTCCCTTCAGAAAGCGGATGGGTTCTTTGGCCGTATCCGGCTTGCTCTTGTTCAGGAACTCTTTCTGGCTGCGCCTGGCTGAAAACAGGTTGTTGTCCGTGGGCAACGTCTTGTCCCAACTCCGTATGATGTCCGGAAGGGCTGCGCCTTCCGTCTTTGATTTCGTATAACTCTTCAGCGCACCGATGCTGTCCGTCACCTTGTCAAACTTGCCCACCTGCAACGCATCGCTTATCTCGATGTCCATCTGCCCGGGTTCGTTCACCTTGCGGCTGATTCTGGTGATACGGCTCTGCCGGTAGCCTTTTTCCGGAAAATACTTCCGGCTCTCCAGCTTCACCCGTCGGCCCACAAACAGGTCGATGCCGTGCTCCTCTATATACACAGGGTCCGTCGGGGCCTTGTAGGCGGCAATGTCCAGCCAGTACTCCTTGTTGTACTCGTCCACCGCAACCGCAAACTCCTCTTCGGCCAGCCGGTAATACTCATCCGGCATCCGGATGTTCCACAGGATATAGGTGTCGCCTGCCCGCGGCACCAGCTTGCCGCCCGGCAGCTGGGTGTCGTCATCGTAGGGCCAGATGGTGATCAGTTCGAATTCACGTGCCGCGCTGTCGTAGTTCACCTCAAAATAGTGGTCGTCACTCTCCCCGAGTCCGGCCAGGTCGCCAGTCTGGAACGACACACGTTTTGTCTCACCCGCCAGCTCGTACTGGTTGGGGTCAAAGTCCAGTTCCCCGTCCCGGAAATAATAGACGGTGAATTTGTTTCCTTCATCGTCTGCCACCTCCTCGCTGCGAACCGAGCTCACCGTACCCACCCGGTGGGGGTAGATACCGCTGAAGGCATCCTGCTCGTAATGGTCATAGATGCCGTATTCCTCCACGCCCTGCTCGATGTACTTCTTCCCGCCGGGGAGCATCAGCCTCGGGCTACCGTATTTCTCCGCATCGATGTTGCGGGTCGAACCTACCGGGAACAGGCGGGTGTAGAACTTGGCCGTGTTGCTGGTGTCTCTTTCCAGCGAGGTCAGCCCCTTGCCATAGCCAAGGGCGATTTCTTCCCCGTGTTCACAGCGGCACACGTTCACCGTCTGCCCCTCAATCCACCATTCCACCTTGCCGCCGGCTTTTTCGGCAATGGCTTTCAGCGCTTCGTCGCAGTACATCCCCTCGTAGTCTATCGTGATCAGCTCCGCACCTTCCACCGTACCCACCTTCCAGTCGGTCGTGTGGCCCATGCCGTCATTGATAGCCTTCACCACCATCGCCACATGCTCGCGGGGCGTGGCCGTCAGTGTAAACAGAGGGTTGGTGTCCCCGTCTGTCGTTTCCAGCACCAGGAACCGTTTGATCAAGCTCTCCACACCATACAGCTTCAGGTCATAGTCCCATTCACACTCGTTCACCTGCTTGGGGGTGTAGCGTTCCGTCAGCCAGTACCGCTCGCCCAGATAATCCGTATAGTCGTTCACGTCAAGGGCGATATGTTCGTAATGGGTGAAGGAAAGGGACAGGACATTCTCTCCCTGAACCTCCTTCTGTTGGGTGGAGCTGTCATCCGGAGCGATGTCCGCACGTTTATTGCCGTTTCTGTCATATATGGTCAGCATGTCCGTAATCCTTTAAATATCGTTTGAACTGCATTTGAATGTCGTTAAATCACCGGTACCGGCTCGCGGAACTTCACTTTGAATTTTCCGGCATGCACACCCTCTTTCCACAGGTAGGTCAACGGGGTGAACTTCGTGCAGTCCGCATATTTGACACGAAGGGTCAGCTCAAGCTGGGGAAAAGAAATGTCGAGCCATCCGTCCCGGCCCTTCTTCAGGAAATTCACGAAAGCGAAATACCGCTTCATCCATCCCGACTGTGTCCGGGCGTACAGGGCAAAGTGCAGCGTCACGTCGCGTGCCTCGTTCCTCGGGGTAAGCACGGCGCTGTATTTTTCCCCGTGCTCTTCCCGTATGTCCACGGCAGTGTCCTTCTTCGCCTTGCTCGGGGTCAGAATGGCCGTCAGGTTCTCCATGCCGCCGCGCCGGTCTTCTACCAGAAACACGCCGTATTCCGTCCAGATGTCCGTGCCGTTCACCAGCACCAGTCCGCCAAGTATATCCGCCATATCACTTCACTTTTAGTCCGTCACGTATCATTTTCCTTATCTCGGCCTTTATTTCGCCCAGGTGCCCCGCACTCGTACCGGTATGTTCATCGATACGGGCAAGATACCCCTCGGCGGTGTTCATCCTGTCGATGACGCTCTCCATCTTGTCATCGATGCTCGACCAGTGTTGCAGACCGCCGGTGAACATGCCCTCCAGCTTCGTGCCCTGGTCCTGCGTCATAGCCGTAAAGCCGCCGGCCTTCGCGCTCTGGGACGCGCCACCCTGCTGCGTCTTGTCATAGCCCGTAGCCGCCGCCAGATTGTCACGCAGGGCAAGGGCTTCATCCACATACTGCATGTACTCATCCATCAGCGCGTTCCGTTCCGCTTCGGTCAGATCGTTGTCCTCCATCGCCTTGCCGAACTTCTCCCACCAGCCCTTCAGCTTATCGCTGTACAGCTCGCCGATCTTGTTGCTCAGCATCGCACGCATGAAGTATTCCGAAATGTCCTCAGCCGCATCCCTGGCACCGTACTTCATGTTCATCAGGTTGTCGATGAAGCTGCTGTACATACCGTCGAATGAAATACCGGTCAGCCCCTCATACAGCTGGTCGGTCAGTTCCTCCAGCTTGCCGGCCTGGTCTATATAGTCATCCAGCTTCTCGGTCAGTCGCCCGCCGTAGCCGCCCTTGCCGGTGTCCTGGATCTGCGTCCACATGTCCACGTTGCTGCGCAGCGCCTTCATCTCCTCCGGGCTCAGGCTCCACAGGTTCCCGTCCCACTGGCGCCCTATCTGCCCGCTCAATTTGTCAATCTGTGCCTGGTTGAAACCGCCCCAGTAGTAGTTCCAGCTGTGGTGACTTCCGCTGTAGCGTGCCTGTTCCTTCGCTATCTGCAGATAGTTTGCATTCGTTTCTTTCTGGTATTTGTAAGCATCCCGGTAAGCTTCCACCGATTTTGTCCCCTTGCTTGCCTTGATGGTATCGGTCAGGTCTTCGATGGAAGTTTGCAGTTTCTCGTTCCGGTCCGTAAGACGGTCTATAGCCGCCTGCACTTCCCTGGCGTTCCCGCCGATGCCGAACAGTTTGTTGAAACCTCCGAAAGACACCGTGTTCAGCAGTCCTCCGATACCTTTCACAAGGGAACCGCCTATCTGTTTGAACAGGTCCCCGCTGAGGATATTGTCGAGTATTCCGGTTATCGCATTGAAAATGGTGTCTATCAATGATGAAATAATCGGGCCAATACCGTCTTTCAACAAATCCAGTATGGAGAGAATGGCCGATATGATCTGCCCGATGACTCCGGCACTTGACAGGGTCTCGGACATCTGGCTGATGGCATCACCGACCTTGCCTCCGATATTCAGTTTTGAAAGACCGGTAAGCATGTTCTGGATTCCTTCAAATGATCCCTGCAAGGTTCCGCTTGCAAAACCGTGCAACCCGTCGGATACCATGTTCAACCCGTCAACCGTGTCCTGGGAGGCACTTTTCACCTCCCCGGCAAGCGCCTTCATTTCAGAGGTAGCGTTCAGGTATTCTTCGTCAGCTGAAACGCTGGACGATTGGGCCATTTGAAGGGCGATTTTGGTACGTTCTATTTCTGCCTGGTTACCGCTTTCAATAGCCTTGTTGTAATCGGTCTGCGCCGCTTTTAACCGGGCGAATGCCGCTTCCTGCTGCAGTTCCGCATTTTGCACACGTGTGACGGCATCCCCCAAAGCGTGCATCTGCGTTTGCAGCCGGGCAAAATCCAATGTGCCGTTGCCACCGGGGAGCATGCTTTGAATACGTTCAATGGCATCGTAAACAACCTGCTGGTCTGCGGCTCCTGATTTTTTGAACTCATCCGTCTTGACATACTGCTTAAGTTCGCCGAGCAGGTTCTTCATCTGGTCTGCAAGCAGACCGGTCAAATCCCCGAACGCTGCTCCCCAGTCTATCTTCTGGGTAAGGGCTTCCATGTCCACTTTGTGCACAGCCGCATCACGCTGCTTCTCCAAAGTCAGCCTTTCTCCCTGGGACTGTGCCTTGCGGATTTTCTCGGCATATTCTTCAGCGATGGCCAGTTTCTGCTGCTGGAAGGTACCGTATTCCTTCAGATAGTCACGCATGGCTTCCGCCTCTTCCCTGTACACGTCCGTCTCCGCTTTTTTCCGGGACTCGGTGTTTGAGGCACGGGCTTTTTCAAGTGCATCCTGTTGCTCCCGGGTAAGTCCGTTATCTCCGGTGGATATGCCGGCTTCCTTGTTCTCACGCTTCCAGTCGGCTTCCTGCCGGTTAATTTCTTCTTTTCTCGCTTTATAGTCATATTCGATTTGTGCCAGCTTCTTTTCGGTACCGGCTTGCATGCGGTCTATCTCTTCCTTCCGGTTTTCAGCCTGCAATACGGCAAGATCCTTCGCCAGCCTGCGCTCTGTGGCCAGCCGTTGCTTGGCTTCCGCTTCTGGATTCTTCCCGGACTGCTTAGGGTCGGTATGCCCACCGATATTTCCTTTTTTGGCTGCTTCTGCGGCTTTTTTTACCTCTTCCTCCGCTTTTTTCAGATAACCGTCCCGTTTGTTTTCGGCATTTTTCAACAGTATGTCATAAGCTTCCTGATCATGTTTCTTAATGGCAGCCTGTGCGTCATAGAACTGCCCGGATTCTGCCATGTTGGACTGTATGATATATTGTCCCCATTTCCCGAAAAAGCCCATGGCGCTTTCTGCCTCTTCCGGTTTCTGTGCCTTGATTTTATTCACCTCTTCATCGGCTTCTGCAGCTTTTTTTACAAGATTTTGGACATTGGCCTGGTGCAGCAGAACCTGTACATAGTCCTCGCTCTTTTGGATAAGGGTATCATACCATTCAGAAAGTGTTTTATAATACCCGAAAGATTCCCCGTACTTGCGGTTCAGTTCCTCCACCTTGGCCTTTTCCTGTTCCTTGCTTCCGGTGAAGTTCTTTATTTCATTGATAACCGATTTCAGCTCAAAGCGGGTACGCACCATCTGGGCACGGCCGTCCTTCTCTATTTCGGTCATTTCCTTCAGCGATATGTTGAATTCATCCACGCCTTTTTTGGCGCTGAACAGGTCTTTCGTCCAATCCCAGATTTCGTCACCATACATTACCAGCAGCATGATGCCGGTGGTCATGGCCGTCTGCCAGGAAAAAAGTGAGGAAAGAACCTGCTTCCATACCGGTGTGCCTTTCTTGCCGGACTTCTGCAGCTCATCGTATTCCTTGCGGGCACGGGCCAGTTCGTCCGTAAAAATCGGCAGGTTGTTGGATATGGCCATGAAGAACATCTGCGGTCCCATGGCCAAGGAAGGCATTTCACGAGCCATCTGCTGGATGCTGTTATGAAGTCCGTTGAACTGGCGCTGTGCATTAGGTATATCTGCAGGAGTGACCTGTACAGATTCCGATTCGTTTTGCAACATTTTCAACTGGGCGCGCAGTTCCTCAAGCTGCTTCTCCAGCGCATGGATTTGCGCAATATTGGCACTTTGGTCCAGATTCGGGGCAGCTGTCTCACCTGCAAGACGTAACCTCTCCAGTTCAGCCTCCAACAGTCTGACGGTATTACGCAATTCCAGTGCCTCACGCTCGGCTTTGTTCATGCCGGGCGTAAGTTTGTCCTTCATCAAAAATTCAACTTCTACAGGTTTACTCATTCCAGTTTACTTTGAAAAAATCCTACTATATCGTTCGCCTCATCCTCGGCGCTGCGCTCCGGGTGACTGTCACACTTACCGCTACCTCCCTTCTGTCGAACATATCGCGGAGCGTCGCTCAGCATCAGTATCAATGTCTGGTAGTTCACACCGTCCAGGATGTAGTCCACACTCCAACCCGTTGCCGATGCTATCTGCCACACGAAACCGAAAGGGCTATGGGAACCTTCATACCGGGTTCTTAACTCCCCATCCTTGCCTGGCTCAGTCTCGGGGTCATCGGGTTCGCCCGCGCCGCCGAGCTGATAATACGCATAAAATCCTTCGTGCCCATCAGGCGCTCAAATGTCCTGAACAGGGCCGTCAGATAGCGCCAATCGACAAAGTTCCGAAGCACCCACGCCGTCACACCGATGCCTACATGTCGCGACACATAGCCACGGCACACCGTATAGGCCAGCAGACGGCTCACAGCCTTGCCATGTTCCGCAACAAAGGCCAGTTCCTCGGTCTTGTCCTTCGGCTGCCACCCGGGTTCTACCCCCATCTTCAGGTATTCCCTCGCCAGCAGAATCTGCCCGCGCAGTCTCGGACGCTTCATCGTCACACGCACCTCCAATGGGCGTTTCAGCCAGGTGAGCTTCCACCTTTTAAGAGGAACGGACACGCCGCTGTCCAGCAGCGCATCCGCACACTCCATCTCTATCAGTTGTTCCAGCAGGTCAGCCATACACTATCCCTCCTTGCTTGTGGCCTCCTCGCTTGTAGCCTCCTCACTTTGAACCGAGGCAGCCGCCGCTGCTCCCGCTGCAGGCAGCTTGTGCTCTCCCCACTCTTCGGGCAAGGTTTTCGAGTCAAACACGCCGTAGGGCTGCGAACCGTCCTCCGGCATAGCCACCTCCAACGTACATTCTATCTTGGCCGTTTCCGTAAGCGTCAGCTTACCGCCCAGGTTGCTCAGCAGCGTGCCGTTCGGTATCAGGATGCTCCGTCCGCTCACCAGTTCCAGTTCAAAAGGACCTTGCATCAGCAGGGCGGCTTGTGGGGCGGTCCAGCCTATTGGGTTCTTCTTCTCGCTGTCTTCTTTCGCATAGTGCAGCGTGCCGCCCAGCATGGCATGCAGGTTCTTGTAGTCCGTCTGGATTACGTTGAATGTGGGGGCGATGCTGCCATTGCTCTGCGGAATGATCAGCACGGGGGCACCCGGTGCCTGTTCCGCCTCAATCTTTGCGGCTTCGGGCTTCTGCCCGTTCAGGTCAAACGAGCCTTTTTCAATATAGCCTATCACGAAGTCATTGTATTTCACGGCACCGATACCGTACATAAAATTCTTGTTCATCGTTTATAAAGTTTGATGGTTAATAACACACCGGCCAACAGGCCGGCCAATACACCTGTCATAAACGTCCGCATCCGGTTCGGAGGGCGTTTTTCTTCCATTTGAACGTCATTCGAAACATTATTCTTGGTCTCGTTTCGGATGCGTGTCAGCTCTTCTTCATACCACAGCACCAACTGTTGCAGGCTGTCACACGAGGCTTCGGCCACAATGTTACCGCTACCGTCATTTCTTACAGTCAGGTTGGCCTGACCGCTCTTCCCGCGATACACCGCGCCGTCAGGAAGCTTACGGAGGCTGTCCGCCGGTATCGTCAGCTGCACCGCACTCGCCGGTATCCCCGCCATCACCAGTCCCGCCCGTCGGCTTACATTCGCGCTGTCGGCGCTTGCCGATTCCGTCCGGACTTCCCGATTCATGCTCTTTCGGTGACTCGCGCAACCTGTCAAGCACAGGGCAATCGTCACGATGAGGACAGTTTCCGGCTGTATCAATGGCTTTTCTAAGACGGGCCATCTCGCGCGTATTGCGGGCCAGTTCTTTCTTTGTTTCACAGAATTCATCTTTTAGAGGTTTTACAATATTTTCCATCAAAATGCGGGTGGCATGTTCGGCATTATCTATGCGCATAGCCTCTGCGCCGGCCTCGGCCTTCATCGCTTCCGCTTTCGCTTTTCTCACAGTAGCCCGCAAGGAGCCAATGGTCACCACCGTACCAACCAGGCCGCCGCCAAGGATAATGTTCATAAATTCGCTCAAGTCCATACCACCCGGTTTTATTATTGATTAATACCTATTTCTTTCAACCATTCCTGCACATCGAAACTCGGACAGGCTTTCGCTGCCAGTTCGTTGTGTCCTACAATGCGTACATCAGGGAAACTGGAATGAAACGCTTTTACATAGCGTTCCAATGCATCCTTCTGCTCCTCGGTGCGGGTATCTTTCGGAGTCTTACCGTCTTTTTCCACGCCCCCAGCATACACGATGTGACGGCTTACACTGTTATATCCCTTGGCTCCGTTTGTCACTTCCCAAGGGTCCACCTGTGCATCCTCATTGTTTTCTACCAGACGTTCCACGCCTCCGTTCAGGTGGAACAAGTCGGTATAGCCAACCTGCTTCCATCCTCTTCCTCCCTGGGCAACCGGAGAAGTATGCCATTTGCGGATGTCCGCCGATGATACCTCACGCCCCTCCGGAGTTGCCGTACAGTGAATTACCAGATACTTCAATTTTCCCATATCTTTTATGCTTGATAGCTGCTCATCATTACAGCACCGGCATCCTCTTTCTTTGGCATAGCAATGAAATAATGACGGTAGTTAATTAAATTACGCTGGTGTTGCGGATCAGTAGAAGCTTCACTAAAATACATGCGGGTGCTCCCGGTAGCCTTGAATACACGCTTTGTATAGAAAGCAAAAGAACATTGAAATTCCCCAGTTTCCGGCTTTGCTGCCAATGCTTTTTTTGCACCGGCAGTCGTGTAAATTGGGTTATTGGCATACTCATAGATGTCAAATCCATACAGTTTTCCGATTTTACCGGTATTGCGGTCGATGTTGTACTGCTCCTTGAAACTCTGATCTACAAGCAACAGGTCATTAACATGGTCTGTACACAATACCAGACGGCGATTGTCTGCAGGTACCATCAAGTTGTCCAGAGTTGCTTTTAATGCCACAAGATCATTCGGGATCAGACGAAGACGATTAGTCCCTTCTACTTTGGGTCCTGTTGTCTTTAACACAGGAGTAGTAGCCGTATTGTTCTTTGCACAGAAGCTATGGGCTGCTTTCGCAAATTTCGCATCATTTATAGAATTTGAGTGGCTCTCTTTGACACGCTGCATTTTATCATAGCTGATGGCATACAGTTCATCATCTGTTATAGGAGTTACTTTGGTCTGGAATTTATCCAGTTTAATGGCAATATCTTTGTCATCCAATTCTTGGATTTCAATCGGATAAGTCGTATTGTTCACCAATACTTCAGGGTCAACGCCAACATCTACCAAGTGTATCACATCATTTTCAACGATAGAACTTTGATCAGGTATCCCATCCAACCAGCTCCCTTCAAGTCCAGCACGAAGAGCTTTAACCAATTCACCAGTCCAGACTTCTTTTAACACTCCAGCACGAAGAATAGAAGCAGTATCCGGCGTATATCCAATCAACATACTCACTGCATTCATTCCAATAGCGCCTGCTATAGGGGTAACCCCCAGAATAGAGGCAAAAGCGGCACCGGTCAGCGAATTGAACAACAGTGCCATAATAATCATTGTTACATGCTTCATCATACTTTTCTTTTTTTAAAGTTCACACTCAAATCCGTATTCTGCCTTATACAATCGCTTGTACTCATCCGGATTCTGTTCTCGCAGTTCCAGTAACGCATCGCCAGGTACTTCACTTAACTTTGCGTATGTAGTGGGTAGTGCTGAAACACGACCATTTACGTTTGTCAAAACTGCCGACAGCTTCACCTGGGGCTGCATGGCATCAAGCACATTCTTCAGTTCATCGGCACCGACCTTCTTGCCAAGTTCGATAAACTGTGTCTTCTTGTCTTCTCCCAAACGTTTTTCCACCACTGCCTTTTCCACAAGACCGGTAATACGGGCCAAAGTCAGCTTCCCGTTTTCTTGTTTCAGGGAATCATTCTCTGCCTTGGCTGCTTTCAGTTCATTTAAGGCTCGATTAACATCAGCCTCCGTTGCCGTTTCCGGCAGCCCCAATTGAAGGGCCAAAAGTTTCAGTTCCATTTCTTCTGTTGTTTTTTGGTTATTAATTAGTGGCAAAGGACAATCACCATCCTTTCCCAATGTGATTTGTTTTCCATCCTTCATCAGTACGATAGCATCATCATTGGAACCTACGTCCACCAGTGATACCTCATACAGCTTGCTTTTGGTTATTGTCGGGCTGGTCTGCCCCTGCAGCAAATGTTCGGGCTGGTCACTCAGTTCCAGAATGTCTATTCCGGCACTCACCATTCTCAGGCTGCCGAATTCAAACTGTTTCTTGCATCTTTTACTGAGGTCGGTTGCTTCGTCAAACACCAGTTCCCCGGTTACCTCACCATCTTCCACCCGAAGGTCCTTCACATAGCCAATCACGTTCCCGCGTTGGTGCATGTACAGCAGTACCGGGTTTCGACAATACTGCTCCACACTCATGCCCGATGTCAGCACACGGCTTCCGTAGCTGTTCAGGCTGTCGTTTGAAATTCTTACACGTTTACTCATTTTCTCATGCCACGCCTTTATGCATTGGCGCTGCAATATTACAGAGCACTTATCGGGAAGCCAAAAAAGTGTGCAATGGTTGCACACTTCTATGAAAACGTTGCACATTATTTTGGCTGCAAGCTGATAAGCGGACAACTTTGCGAATAAATCGGGCAGGTGCAAGGAACTCCGAAGCCTGCCTTTAACCCTATATTCTTTATTATATGACAAAGGCAGAAATCGAAAAGAAAAAATCTCTTGCACGCTCACTGTTCCTTTCCGGTATGGAGCAGACCGAAATTGCGGAGAAAGTGGACGTGTCACGCGTAACCATTTCAAAATGGTGCACGGCTGACGGATGGAAAGAAGCAAGGGCGGCAAAGAACGTCACCCGTCCGGAACTGGTGAACAAACTCCTGCTCACTATTGATACACTCATTACTCAAGTCAACGAATCAAACGACCCTGCACTTGTAGCCGGTCTCGGGGACAAACTGGCCAAACTTTCGGCGGTGATCGAAAAGTTAGACAAGAAGGCTAATGTAGTGGATGTCATCGAAGTGTTCATGGCATTCTCCAAATGGATTGAATACCGTTCAACCATCGACCCGGAAGTGACTCCGGAACTGGTCAGGGCAATCAACAAGTACCAGGATCTGTATATCACCGAACAGATGAGCATAAAATAAAACGGCCATGGCAACAGCAGCAGAAAAGAAACAGGCATACGAACAGTGGAAGGAACACTGTAAAAGAGTGCAGTCCATCACGGATACGGCTTTGCTTGCGGGCGAGACACCGGCACAAAAGGACAGGCGTATTCTGCGTCTGCAGGGTAACTATGCCGCATTCTGTGAATATTACTTTCCCCACTTTCTCACCTTGCGTGACAAAACCACCGGGGAAATCATACGTACCATCCACAATGCACCGTTCCATAATGCGGCAGCGGCTAAAGTAAAAGGAACACCCAACCTGAAGGCGGTGTTCATGTGGCCGCGTGGCCATGCCAAGTCCACACACATGGACATTTTTGTTCCGCTGTGGCTGATGTTCCAGCCCAAACGTCTCATCAACTTCATGGTGGTGGTCGGAAAAAGTGAAGACTCAGCCACACGTCTGCTGGGAGATATTCAGGCAGAACTGGAACATAACCAGCGCATCATTGCCGACTTCGGCAAGCAGCAGGGAAATGCTTCCTGGCAGGATGGGGAGTTCAAGGCAGCCAACGGGGTGAAGTTCCTGGCTTGCGGACGCGGACAATCTCCGCGTGGTCTGCGCGACCGGGAAGCACGTCCGGACTACATCGTCATCGATGACTTGGATGACGACGAACTGTGCCGCAATGAAAAACGGGTGCATGACATTACTGACTGGGTGAAAGAAGCCCTTTTTGGTGCACTGGATGTGGGCCGGGGGCGTTTTATCATGGTCGGGAACCTCATTTCTAAAAACTCGGTGCTGGCCAATCTCACCAAAACAAAAGGGGTACATGTATCCGTCATCAAGGCAATAGACAAGAACGGAGAACCGGTATGGCGCGAAAAATGGACGAAAGAGGAGGCGCAGGAATACAGGGATTTCGTAGGCTACCGGGCATGGGAAAAGGAGATGATGCACAACCCCATCGTGGACGGAACGATTTTTCGGGCAGATTGGATTCGTTACAAGAAACTGCCCAAGCTATCCAAGTATGAAATGCTGGTCTGCTATACCGACCCCTCTTTCAAATCGACCACTTCCAACGACTACAAGGCTTGCCGGCTTTGGGGCAAGATCGGGAAGGAACTGCACCTTATAGACTGCTACGTCCGGCAGGATACCGTTTCCGGCATGGTGCGGTGGCTGTACGACCTCTACGAACGTACACGCGATACGGCAGCCGTGCAGTTCTTTATGGAAGCGAACTTCATGCAGGACGTCATTCTGGATGAGTTTGAGGCAGAAGGAAATCTGCGTGGATACCAACTGCCCATCATGCCGGACAAACGAAAGAAGCCGGACAAGCTCCAGCGCATCGAAGCGGTCTCACCATTATGGGAACGCGGTTTCGTATTCTACAATGAAATATTGAAAGAATCGCCGGATATGCAGACCGGAATCGAACAGACCTTGGCTCTGGAGCGTGGCAGCCGTATTCACGATGATGCACCGGATGCCGACGAGGGAGCCATCTGGATGCTGCAGCGCAATTCAAGACAGGAGAGTTTTCAACCGGTGTTCGGCAAAAGGCCGACCGCCAAAAATATATGGTAACATGATACAGCTGATTAAAAGAATGATTTTTGCATGGCGCTATAAACGTGCCGTTGCCCGTGCTTGCAAGTATGCCAAGCTATACGGAAGAAAGTACTACGTCCTGTATATGGGCGGCAAACTGAAAGTTGTCCCAAAAAGGAATATCTGCGAACTGATTCACCGCCACCGTTTCCGCAAGGGAACCACTATCCGGGATATAGAAAAAATGGCATTGTTCATCACTAAATAATAAGGTCATGTTCATTACAGAAGAAGATTACAAAGTTGTCATCGGCGACAACGCATTGAAGGTTATTTCGCAGGTAAGCCCGGAAAACCGTACCAATGCAGAAGCGGAAGCCCGGGAAGAAATTGCCGGTTATCTACGGCCGAAATACGACTGTACGGCCATTTTCTCTGCACAGGATGAACACCGGAACCGGCTCATTGTCATGTACACCTGCGACATTTCACTTTACCACATGAGTGCAGCCATGCCGCAAAAGATGGGAAGCGAGATACGCAAGGAACGATATGAACGGGCCATCAAGTGGCTTGAAGGCGTACAGGCCGGAAAAATTGTCCCTGATTTGCCCTTGGCTGTCGGAGAAGATGGGCTTCCGTCCGGAAATTCATTTGTTTACAGCTGTCAGAAGCAGCTTCATCATAACTGGTAGGACTATGGATATTAAAGACTTTTTCAGCGGTATGTTTTCCAATAAACCGAAAAACGTACTGCAAACGCCATACGGCAATTTTAATCTGGCCAAGGGGAAAGACATCAAGCGGGTGCAGAAAATGGTCATCGACCTGCAACGCACCACCGATGCACTCACCCGGAAGGACATCAAGAACTGGCGCGATGCCTGGCAGTATGCTATCAATGTGGACAGCCCCAGCCGCCAGCGCTTGTACGACATCTACCGGGACGCGGAAATAGACCTTCACCTCTCCGGGTGTGTGGAGCAGCGCAGAGGTTTTGTCATGGCACGCTCTTTCAAAATCGTGGATATGAAAGGGGATGAGAACGAGGAAGCGGTTCATTTCTTTGACCAGTCCTGGTTCAAGCAGCTCATGCGCTATGCCCTTGATTCAATCTACTGGGGGCACTCGCTCATCGAATTGGGCGACCTTTGCACTGACGGTGACGGCTGCATCTGTTATTCGGATGTGAAGCTTATTCCGCGCAAGCATGTCATTCCTGAGTACGGACGTGTCATTACCGACCTCGGGCAGGACTGGACTACAGGTATAGACTACCGCCAGCCGCTTTTTTCGGACTGGCTCATTGAGGCCGGCAGACCCGACGACCTCGGGCTGTATCTCAAGGCTGCTTCACAGACTATTCCAAAAAAGAACATGCTGGCCTTTTGGGACACCTTCGGGGAAATATTCGGGATGCCCATGCGTATAGCACGTACCACTTCGCGCGATCAGAAAGAGATTGACCGTCTCGACCAAATGCTGCGTGAAGCCGGAACCGCCCTCTCCATGGTGGCAGGAATGGAAACCGAAATCGAATTTGTGGAAAGCGGCAAGGGAGATGCATTCAATGTCTATGACAAGCGCATCGATCGGGCCAACTCCGAACTGTCAAAGCTTATCATCGGGCAGACGATGACCATTGAAGACGGCTCCAGCCTGTCACAGTCTGAAACGCACCTTGAAGTGTTCCAGAACCTTGTGGAAAGCGACTGTGATATGCTTCGGGATATAGTGAACAACCAACTCATTCCGCGCATGGTGCGCCACGGGTTCCCTGTCAAAGGGCTGCGCTTTGATTGGGACTACTCCATTGACTACACACCCGAACAGCAGAAAGCCTACGAAGAAATGGTACTCCAGCACTACAAGGTGAAGCCACAGTACTTTGAGGAAAAATACGGCATTCCGTGTGAGGAAAAGGAGCCAAAGGAAGAGCCGGATCCGACAGATCCGAAAAAGAAAAAAGACGGCAAACCGGCTGAAACGCTGTCCCGTTTTTTCGACTGAGCCCCGATGATTATTCGGGGCTGCACCAGCGATATTCCCGGTTGTTGGAAAACAGAAAAACCATCCTGCAGGCGGGAAAAACGGAGGACATCGAAAAAATGGCCAAGGAATGGGCTTCAATAATCAAGAACAAAGAAGCCAGAAAAGATGCGGAAGATGCAGCCCGTATTATCTTGGAACATGGCATCAAGCTTCCCAGACTGCTTAAAAAGAAAGGAGGAAAAACTTCCGGGGCAGAATACCGGGCACCCATGTTCGAGGGTGATGATGGTATTCTGTATTTCAACGAACTCCGTGAACGAGACTACAAATCGTACAAGGAAAAGAAAATGCAGTACCGCTCAGGTGCACAGGATAACACATTCCTTCATGAACTGGGTCACCACATCGATGCGCTGCTGGAGCCCAAAGCTTACAGCATGGTAGAGCACCAGTGGAACATGGAAAAGGTGAACAGGGAACTTATCGAAAAGGAACTGTCCAGATATGCCCTGGAGAACCGGGCCGAGTTTGAAGCCGAGCTGATCAGCGCAACACTCAGGGGGAAAACATTCTCCAAAGAACTGCTGTCATATTCCAATCTGCATAATCCGGAACAGAATGAAGGAATAGCAAAAGCCTTGCTGCAGTATGCATCCGGGAAAGATATATGCACACCGGTTGACCTGGTACGTGAAAAGTTCGACCGCATGATGAAGGTACTGTTCCGGCAGGAAGGGGCAAGCCTTGAAATAGGTATTCTGGCATCCGAAGAAGCGCAGGATTTTATAGAGACTCACTCTTCCGTCCTGAACGGATCATTCCGGCAGGTGGAAATGTCCGAGGCTATGCGCAAACGGCTGGAGCGCTCCAACTATGTATTCTCCGGGCTGAAGACCTTTCATGAACTGAATGAAGCCTTTCCCTCCTTATTGGATGAGAATGGCAATAGAAAGACGTTCGAACGCTTTTTGAATGATGTCCGGAAGATCGACGAAACATACAATTCAAACTATCTACGGGCTGAATTCAACTTTGTACAGGCTTCGGCTGAAATGGCGGCCAAATGGGAACGGTTCATGCAGGACGGCGACCGCTATTATCTGCAGTACCGCACGGCCGGGGATGCAAAGGTACGTCCCACCCATGCAGAAATGGCCGGTATCACACTCCCGGTTTCAGACCCGTTCTGGGAGGATTTCTATCCGCCTAACGGATGGGGCTGCCGCTGTTCCGTAGTCCAGGTACGCAAATCTAAGTATCCGGCTACGGATCATGAAGAGGCTATGGCAAGAGGAGAGTCAGCTTTGGAACTTGACAAGAAAGGTATGTTCCGGTTCAATGCAGGCATGGAACAAAAGACGATGCCCGACTATAACCCATACACCATCAAGCGCTGTAAGGATTGCGATATGAACAACGGAAAGATGGAACTGGTCTTCGTTCCGGAAAATGAATTGTGCGCTGCATGCAAACTGGTTCGGGAATTAGCAAAAGCCGATGCAAAACAAACACGTGCAGCAGCCAAGCCATTACAAGGAACTATTATCCGTAATACACATTTTCATCATGATGTGAATATTACAGGTACCTCTATTAGAGAATGGACTAATCAACCGCACAAACATTTCAAAGCCAAAAATCAAATGCTGCTGGACATAAACAATGTGTTTTCAAATGCAGCATACCTTGGCACAACAGATAACCATAAAGGTATCAAACGTGTCGTACAGTCACACATTTTTGAAGTGGAAGTGAGTGGAGAAAAAAATTTGCTGATTGTCCGTGAATATGATTGGGGAGAATATGTGCTGCATAGTATATCGGATAGTCCGGAACTTTACAACAAGATAAAAAAAGAATAGCAAAAGAAGCAATCTTCCGGAACTACAATCCGGCACTGGACTTCTAATGCTATTCCTCACTGCAAATATACAAAACAATTTTCAAAAACAACTCATTATGAACAAAATTATCGAATTTCTCAAACAAAGCAACCGCTATAAGCACCTTATTGGCGGTCTTCTTGTAGGATTTGCCGCCCTCAATCCGTGGACGGCTCTGTATGCATCCATTATCGCTGCCTCCTGTCTGGAACTCAAAGACAAACTGAAAGGCGGACTTTGGGACTGGATAGACTGGTCTTTTACCGTCATCGGCGGCATATTGTCGGCAATATTTTGGTGGATAGTGTAATGCTTTAGTTCATTTTGCCTGTTAAATCAGTAACTTTGTACCCGGCGGAGCTTCCCGATAGTCCGTGTGGTCTATCGCGGGTACAACAATGCGAACGCGAATGGCGGTGTATCGAATGCGAATGCGAATAACGATGCTTCGAATGCGAACGCGAATGTCGGCTCGCGTCTGGAAATCTAATTAATCGGCGTACAGCACCGGGGACGTGTCCCCAATGCGGTGCCGAGGGAAGCAAGCCACAGCAACAGCACCCATTAGGGTGGAAAGCTGAAAAATCACGCGTCGGGTGGAGTTTGGTAGGCTGTTATCAGTTCGAAGAAGTCAGGCCCGGGGAAAGGAAGGCCCTTATCTTCCGTATTTACAAACCAACAGCAGAACCGTATGCGCAGGGAAGGATATATCATAGAGGAAATCATCGAATACTCCAATATGTCGGAGGCATTCGATGCCGTACTGCGCGGAACGGATCGTAAAAGGTCAACGCAAGGACGGTATCTGCTTGCCCATAGGGAGCAAGTTATCGTCAAATTGACGGAGGCCATTGCAAGCGGTTCATTTCAGCTTGGTGGATACCATGAAAGAGAAATCGAGGAGTATGGCAAAAAACGCACCCTGCAGATTTTATCCATGTATGACCGCATCGCGGTATATGCCGTAATGAACGTGGTGGACCGTCACCTGCAGAAACGCTATATCCGGACTACCGGAGCCAGCATTAAACGACGTGGCACTCATGATCTGATGAACTGCATACGTACCGATCTGCAAAAAGACCCGGAAGGCACGCTGTATGCCTACAAGTTTGACATCCGCAGGTTCTACGACAATGTGCGTCAGGATTTTGTGATGTGGTGCTTCCGCAGGGTATTCAAGGACGAAAAGCTGTTGGTACTGCTGGAGCGGTTCGTGACACTGCTGCCCAAAGGCATCAGTTTTGGACTGGGCAGCTCACGAGGGGCAGGCAACCTGCTTCTGTCTGTATTTTTAGACCACTATCTGAAGGATAAGTACGGGGTTCGTTATTACTATCGCTATTGTGATGACGGACTGGTACTCGGTAAAACGAAAGCGGAATTGTGGAAGATTCGTGATGTTATTCACGGGCAAATGGAGAAAATAGACTTGGAAATTAAGCCGAATGAACGGGTATTCCCTGTAGAAGAAGGCATTGATTTCCTTGGCTATGTTATTCGTCCTGACTATGTGAGATTGCGGAAACGTATCAAGCAGAAGTTTGCCCGGAAGATGCACGAGGTAAAATCGAGAAAAAGACGGCGGGAATTGATTGCCAGTTTCTACGGCATGACGAAACACGCCGACTGTAATAAGTTGTTTAAAAAATTAACAGGCAAAGAAATGAGAAGTTTTAAAGACTTGAATGTCGCTTACAAGCCGGAGGACGGCAAGAAGCGATTCCCCGGCGTGGTGGTAAGCATCCGGGAACTGGTAAACTTACCGATTGTAGTGAAGGACTTCGAAACAGGTATCAAGACCGAGCAGGGAGAAGACCGCTGTATTGTGGCCATCGAAGTGAACGGTGAGGCAAAGAAGTTCTTCACCAACAGCGAGGAAATGAAGAATATTCTCGCACAAGTGAAAGAAATGCCGGATGGCTTTCCGTTTGAAACGACCATCAAGACAGAGACCTTCGGCAAAGGTAGAACCAAATACGTGTTTACATGAGAAGAGTTGAAGGAAGTGCCGGTGTGTCGCTGATGGAATGCACGAACCCGGCAAAAGATAAGTGGCGCATCCGCTGGGATGTGCAGGAGAAAGAGGGCAGCTCTGCCTCCTACATGGAAGAGGAGTTCAGCCATAAACCCACTGATGAAGAAATCCGCACATTGGTTATGTCCTGGTATAACAGCCAGACTGATGCAGCTATCCTGTCCGGATTCGTGTATAAGGATGCCCCTGTATGGCTTTCTACAGAAAATCAGTACAACTATAAGGCAGCATACGACTTGGCTGTTCAGACGGGCGGAGAGACCCTTCCAGTTACATTCAAATTCGGTTCGGATGAGCAACCCGAATACCATACCTTTGATAATTTGGATGAATTGAAGGACTTCTATACGAAAGCGGTAAGGTATATCCAGAAGGCTCTGGCTGAAGGCTGGAAAAAGAAGGATAAGTTCAATTTGGAATTATACCGGATTGAATGATTGACAATCCCACGGGGGAGGGATAAAAAAAGCCCCCGGCCTGTTAATTAGTCGTCTCACTTACTTATTAACACCAAAAACGCAGAACCGCGCGACCGGGGGCAAATACCCTCGCTCGCGGTTCTGCGTTTTTTTTTAAGATGTACGCATAAAGCGCATAAATAAGTGAGACAGTGCAAATGTACAAAATTTAACTGGATATGAAAGTAATTGAGATACTAAAATTGAACAGGGAGCTTTTAAAAACATGCCATTGCATGGGCATACGTCCCGATGATGTACAATATATAGAACTATATAATGAATATAACAAGTTGCATACCAATGGTGAAAAAGTGTCTTATATAGTAGCTGTACTTTCCCATAGATACGGAATCTGTGAACGCAAGGTGTACGACCTGATCAAACGATTAGGGAAGCACTGCACAATCGATACAGTGTGATTAATTCGCTGGAATGCTCTATATAGTTTGATAGATCTACATTTGCAGAAAAAAATGATTGAACGTATGAGAAAGATGTATCTGTCAGCCCCTCTCCCATTTGTCGGGCAAAAGCGCATGTTCGCCAAGGAATTCATGAAAGTGCTGGAGCAATATCCGGATGGAACATTGTTTGTTGACCTGTTCGGTGGCTCCGGATTGTTGTCTCACATTACCAAATCCCTCAAGCCCCACTCCACTGTTATCTATAATGACTTTGATAACTACCGCTTCCGCATGAAGCACATTCCGCAGACAAATCAGTTGCTTGCTGACATTCGCGAAATGGTAGGGAATTCCGTACCACGTCATAAAATCATTAAAGGAGAACTGCGTGAACGAATATTCAGCCGCATCGAGCAGGAAGAGAATACCACCGGATATGTGGATTTCATTACCCTCTCCTCCTCTATCTTGTTTTCCATGAAATACAAACTGTCTGTTCAGGATATGCGGAAGGAAGCTTTATACAACAACATACGTAAGACCAGCTACCCGGAATGTACGGACTATCTTGAAGGGTTGGAAATCGTATCTTGCGATTACAAGGAAGTGTTCAACCGGTATAAAGATATTCCTGGGGTAGTATTTCTTGTTGATCCGCCCTATCTGTCCACTGACGTAGGAACCTATAACATGTACTGGAATATGGCCGACTACCTGGATGTGCTGAATGTACTGAAGGGACATTCATACGTATATTTCACTTCCAACAAATCTTCAATTCTGGAGTTGTGCGAATGGATAGGTAGAAATAGGGATTTGGGTAATCCTTTTGAAAACTGCACAAAGGTGGAATTCAATGCTCACATGAATTACAGCTCTTCTTACACGGATATGATGCTTTACAAGAAAGAGGCCGCCTGATGGTGTTTACTTTGCCTGTATTGAACAGAAAAGCCGCAGACGGTAATTTATACGTCCACGGCTTTTCCTTTCTAATAAAGACGACTATTGCATCCGCTTGATGGCCACACACTGGTACACCTCAATACTCTCCACAATATCCTCATGGTTGTGATTGGTATCACTCTCCACCAGATCCAGCTCCAGAAAGGTTTCCCCACTCAAACCGGCAAGCCGGGCATGAATCAGCCCGGGCAGGTCAAACACCTTCAGCGCATCTTCCTGCAGCTCGCTTCCATCAGCACTCGAACCTTCCCAGTCTGTCACGATGTGCAGCTTGATCAAAGGTTCTGCCCGGTATTCCACACCGGGAACAATCGCATTCCACTGTATAGGGCAGAATTCCACAAAGACAGCCGGACGCTCCCAATTCTCTTCCTGCTCGATGAACTCCACATTGTGGTTCCACAAGTCTATGTGCTTTATAAGGTCAATGGCCTTCAGTTCGCTGCAAAGCAGCCGATAAAGTTCTTTTCTCATTTTCTTATGATATTATATTCAATGGTGAAATACTCTGTTAGGTTCTCTTCTACAATCTCACGGACGGCTTTTTCCACTTCAGGCGATGTGCCGAGGAAACGGCGGCGGGGTATCTTGATGGTGCTTCCTTCTTTCTTTAAAGCCATGAACATCCAAAAATCGGCTTCTGTATCAAGCCGGGCATTTCGTTTGTCTTTCCGCAGTTTTCCGTCCTTCCTTCTCCCGAACGACCCGGTGGCCTCATAATACTTATGCCAGAAGAAACGCTTCATCCGCCCTGTCACCACTATTTCACCACCATCATTATGAATGGCCGCATAGGGCAGAGAAGTAAAGAAGGTAATGCTGTTTTCCGTCGTCCGGCTCCCGATACTTTTCCGAAGCGCCCCGGTATCTGTCAGTATGGCTCTACCTTCATCCCGGATGGGACTTTTCCGTCGTTGCCATTTCTCACTGAAAAAAGCCTGCCGCTCAAAGTTCTTGTCAAACTCATCGCTCATTTCCACCTGAATGTCTTTCAGTATCCGGGCCACTACTTTTTTAACGTCTTCGTTCATTCCCAGTCAAAGTTAAATTTCAATTGTACCGTATCGTCCGGCAAATCGTTTTTAGGGTCTGCGGACGCTTTAAGCATATTGTAGAATGTACGCTCACTAATAGCATACACAGGATATATGTACCGCCGCCATATTTCACGGTTCGGTACACCGTGACTGGCATAATGGTCATATATCCTGTTTACTTCTGCTACACGCTTCTGATAACTAACTCCGTGCCGCTTTCCCATATAGGTTTAATCGTTCATAGACGGTTCTACTTTAGGTTTATAGGGACGGATGTCAAGCGTCATTTTTGCGCTTACCATTACCCGGCCACTTCCTTCGCACTGTCTGCAGACTTCCTCAACGGTTTCTCTTCGCTTCTTTCCAAAGATCCGAGAGGGATATTCTACAACTTTCTTTACTTTACCTGTACCGTGGCAAGCACGGCACAGGGCTACTTTCGGAGATTTCTCCACTTCTTGTATCATAGTTCTATAATTTATGATTCTGTCATTCCCAGCGGGATAGGTTTCCACATTCCGTTTTCGTTCTTGATTTCAGCACGGATGAACTGTTTGCTCACTTCCGGCTGGTAGGCTTCCTCAATGATGCGTACACCTTCAATGAAACGTTCATCTCCGGTTTCCATGGCCACTTTGCGAAGCTGCACAATGCGTGAAGCCTTCAGCGTACCCTTTGCATCACGGGCCAACAGACGAAGCACCATGCTCACCAGTGCCTTGGTCTTTTCATCTTTGGCCAAGCCTTCGATATATTCCTTCACAATGGTTATACCGTCTTCCACCGTGTCACGGTAACCGTCGGTCACATACACACCCAGCGTGATTCGTTTGTCGCCTTCACTGTTAGTAAAGGTATGGCTGCGCTGGTCATCCTTCACCTTGGTCTTGAAAAGGTCTGCCTTCATTTCCAGAATGGTTTTGAAGTTGTCCATCACAGTCTGCTTGCTTGCCTTGATCTGCTCACTGATGCCCAGCAATACCGGAATGGAGTTGGCTATCTCCTCATCCACCATCTGTTTGTACATTTCGCGGTCATTCTTGGCTTTTTCCTCTGCCGCTTTCTTTGCTTTTTCTCTCTGGAAGGCTTCAAATTCCGCCTTTTCCTCTGCCGTCATTACCACGGTCGTTTGTTTCATTTCTTCCATGATTCTTGTTTTTTGGGGTTATTGGTTTTCATAATCCTGCATTTCAGGTTCATCTTCCATCAGCATAGCCTCTCCGTTGGCGTATGCCCAGTCAGCCAGTTCGCTATAAAACTCGGCTGCATCTTGCTTCTCCATATCAGAGGTAAGCAGGTTGATTTCCTTTTTCAGATTCTCTAAAATCTTTGTGTTTCTATTTTCCATATCCTATCAGTTTGCCGGAGCATCAGGGTCAATCTGAATGAGTGATACCATGCTCACGGGGTTAATCGTTTGCTTTTCTTTCTTGGGCTTCAAGCCGCCTTTCCGTTGTATGGACCGAAGCTTTACTGCCAGTTCATCCAGTTCGTCCACCGTAATCTGTCTGAACGCCTTGCCGACTATTCGGGGATTACTGCAGAAGTCATTGATTCGTGCCCAGTCGGATGTATCTATGCCCAGCTTCTGCATCAGGTTCAGACAGAGACTCCGTTTCCGCCGCAGCTCCTCACGCAGCTTCTGTCGCCATTCGTCTTGTCCGCTCAGTTTCTCCAGAGCCGTACAGCAGGCTTCATACTCCTTGGCTGTCATTTCCTTCAGACTGTCCGTCCGGTTCCACGTGTACTGCTGCACAATGCTTTTCTTGAATTCTTCCCGGTCTCCTGTACAGGGCAGCTTGTTGAACAATGCATAGAACCGGGCGAAATTGGTTACTTCCTGTGCCATATCATTTTCACTTATCAGTATCCTTCTTCGTTACTTCATATCCCTTGTCTTTTAAATACGATGCCACATAATCGTCATCGCCAAGATCATTTAGCACATCAAACAGATAGCCTTTTACATACTCCGCAACAGCATGTGCGGATGCGTATTCAATATTTTCAGAGACAAACTCAACTTTCTTGGTTCTACCCAGTCCACGGAAAACTTTTTCAATATCATTCATAATTCTACAATTTAAAGGTTATTCAAACAATACTTTAATGCCACACGAACTTGCCACATCAAGCTCCAGCTTAGCTCCTTTACTCAATTCCCATCCTTGTAGCATATAGATAAAATTACAATCCAGTAACAGACGGATGTCCGCCCGCATGTGCTCTCTCCAGTGCGCTTCATCCGGAAGTCCGTTTTTAAATGGATTCACCGGATTGAACCCCATAGCACGCAATCTGTTTTCAGCATCGAGGAACGCACCTTTGCGCTCATCGATATTGTAGTGGGCTATTGCCCCACTGATGTAAACTTTGTCTTTTTCCATATCACTTCTTTTTGATGTTGACTTTACAACTTGGATTCCAAATCAGCACATTACGTGCAAATAATACATCACCCGTTTCTATTACGACATGACCGGGCGTTTTCGCTCTTCTCACTTTCAGGTCACTTTGGATGTTTCGCTCCAGCCAGTCATCCAACACTGCCCTGCTGGAACTTCCGTCCAGCAGAATCTGGAACACTTCCGTTCCGGTGTAGCTTTCAAAAGCCTTTTCGTTATTATCCATAATCACTTTGGTAAATTATTACTTGTTTGAATGATTCCGTCTTCCCATACCACATAATAGCTTCCCGGGTCTCCAATGGAACGGCCTTGACAATAAGCTTTATAACCGACCACCCGAATCTTCATATCACTGATATACCTTAGCCGCAACGCACCGCCACCCATCGGCTGGCTCTTCTTCTCCTGGCTGATCCAGATGAAACATTTCTTCGGAAAGGTTTCCATCAGTTCCACAGCCTGCGGATAGTCCCATCCGGCCACCTGGAAGGAATCGATGATGATGAACTTCGGGCTTTTCGGCTTTCTCAGTCGGGCAATCACTTCCTCCAGACTGCCTTCTGTCACCACGCGAAACTTACCCTGCACCTCATTCATCTTCAAATACTCCATACGCCGTTGGAAACTTTGGTTGATTTTCTCTTCGTAACTCATGTACAGCACCGTCCCATAGTTACACAGTTCCTTTCCAAGCTGCATTACAAAGCTGCTCTTCCCGCTGGCACTGGCACCGCTGATGAACCACGAAGCGTTCTCTGCCGGAAATCCGAAAGGTTTGCTCCATTTCTCATTCCACGGCAGAGTAACCCATTTCTTGGCGGCTATTTCCTTCGGACTGTACGCACGCTTCATTATTCCGCTGTCATTTTAAGTTTTTCAATCTCAGTATAGACTCTTCTCAAACCACCGCGTGTCTTCCGTACAATCTGGGCTATATCAGCACCTGCCGGGGCATTAACCTTGGCCACAATACGTGCCTGGTTGTTCAAGAACTGTTCGCGCTCCTTGCCATCATCCGGAGTCACCTTGCTGTACCGGTCACCATAACGGCTCAACATTTCGGTATAACCCACCTTCTTGCATTCTATGGAGCGGTTGATTTTCTCTTTCAATCCGTCTGCCCCCATCATGTACCAGGCGCAGCAGCGTTCAGTGGCATTCCACAAGGCCTTCAGTTCAAGGAAAGCTTCATACTGCAGGTCGCCTGCTTCATCGAGGATGATAAGCGGGGTTTCCATCGAACGGAGGTAATATACCAGGTCTTCATACACATCAGAATACTTTCCCTTACTGTCCACACCAAACTCTGCAGCAATCTTGCGAACCAGTTTCAATTTGGTCTTTACCTGCGAGCAGTCGATATAAACGGCATTCTTGTGACTCTGCACATAATAACGTGCCGTGAAAGTCTTGCCGATATTGGGCATGTCGCACAAGATACCCGACAGGCTGGACTGCTGTGAAAACTCCAGCTGGGCTGTGATATATTCAAATGTCGGGGTCTTGGCTGCTTTCCATTCCATTTCACCACGGAGGTTCACCCCTAATTTGCGGGCAATGCTTATCCAGTTGGCATCGCTCAGGGCTTTGTCTGTCTGTCCGTTTTTGATTGCACTGTACACAGACGTACTGATGCCCAAGGAGGCAGCATGCTTGGCATCACTGGGATAGTTCACACGGTTGCCGGCTATCGCTGCTATAATCTTCTGTTTTTGCGCTTCTGTAATCATAATTCTAACGCTGTTTTAATGTTGTTCTAATTCTGTTCTTACATATCACTGATGGCTCTCATTGCCTCGCTTATTCCGGAGTGCCATTCATAATCAGATTCCGGATCTGCCGACAAATCGGCTGGCAAATCATCGGATAGTTCCACCGGGGGAAGTTCCAGTTCCTCTTCCGGATCATCCGTTGGCTGATCAGGTGTACCGGTTCCCACCTTTCCGATGGCGTGGTCATTGAGGTATTTGCTGAAATGACTCACAATCTTAGCCTGCTCTGTATAGGCTACCCGGTCTTCTTCGGTCTGTTCTGCCATCACCCGGTTGTAAGTCACTACCGGACGAACCTTGTCAAGGTAGCGGTCGTTCTGGTACAGGAAGACATCCGTAGGCTTGCCCTCTTCATCCGGCAGGAAGTAGACCGTCACCTTGCGGTTGTTTGGTTCCAGCTGCTCCAGCACCTCCGGACCACTCAGCCACCAGTCCGCATTTGCCACACGTACTGTAGAATTTCTACGAATACTGGTATCTACCTTTTCTCCGATATATCTGCTCAAGGTCAGTTTATCAAGCGGTCGAAGGGTCGGATTGATTTTGGCTACGAGCACATCCCAACGGGTCATTCCGGGATATTTCTTTTGATTGGGGTGAAGCGTATTGTTCCATTCTTCACAATCGCGCCGGTCGTCCGCCACAAGCTCCTCAAATGTATAATACTTTCTGTCTTCCCAGGTGTGGTTGCTGCTGTCACTCACTTTCTTCTGGTCCACCTGCCGTGCACCTTTGTTATGCCAGCGGCCAATGGCTTCATGGTTCTTATGTGCTATGGTTGTCTTGAACGCACCGTTCAGAGCTTCAGCATATTTCTCCTGTGAGTTCTGTGGGGCACAGAAATGCACAAACTTAAATACCTCACCTGCCTTCAGAAATCCTCCTTTATACTTGCTCATCAAGTGCTGCTCCACCTCAATACCGGCTGGAATGCCCCATCCGTTGCGTTCGATGAGCCGGAACATATCACGGAAACAGTCCACTACCAAGGCATCATCCTTATCCCGCCCGTAGGCCAGCCCGATACGGCACTGGCTCACCGCATCATAAGCATAATAGGCATGCACATACTCGCCGCCTTTCATCCGACGCGGCAAATCCACGTCATCCATCGTTATTTGTGACAGGGAGAACTCACCACCATGACGGTGCATGTGCGGCATTTGCTCGTGATAGAATTCCATACGTCCACGCAAGGCTTTTTCTATCAGCAGCTGGCTTGCCGGGTTGTTCAGTATGTTCCGGATAGTGCTTTCGCTCAGTTCTTTCGGTTCCCCGTTCTTATCCGTAAAGTTTTCCGGATTGAATATCTCCCCTGTTTCCAGATCCCATACTTCCAGCTCACCGCATACAAACGACAGATACATTTCATGCACATCACTGCCGTATGGTTGGTTGGGAAGTACTTTCAAACTCATCACCAGGCGTTCGTCCATGTGAGTTACCTTCCGTTTGTTCTGGTTGCCGAATTTTCCGGTTATCAGACATTCGTAACCGTACTGCTTGTATTCGTTCACTTTCTTGCGGAAACGCAGGGTACTGGCAGGAAGGTCATGACCAAAGTCTTCGCGTAAGGTCTCGATGGTAGTGGCCATCATGTCCCAGTTATATTTTTCACCCATCAGTTTGCGGTAATCGTTGCTTCTGTTATAAAGCTTGATACAAGTATTCAGAACTGAAGCATTCACCGCATATTTCCGGGCAAGTTCGTCTGTAGCTCTGTTGCTGGAAGAATGGGAGGCCCAATCCAAGAAATAAGCTACTGCAGCCTGATCCAGCACATAGTTTGATAGTATCCAGTGGCGAAGTGCCTGCTCTGTTCCACCGGGGTTGTCTTCCTTCACCCGCTCCAGGCACTCGGTAGGCAGACTATTGAGGGCGACCAACGCGCAATTTCCAGCAGCACCTCCACCACGGCGCACCACCTTGATACGACCACGGTTCACCCAGTTCCTATAACAGGATTCGGTGATATAGCCGCCATCGATGAGCTCTCGTGCAGAAATACACTGTATGTTACCGTAATACACCAACATAGCCACCTCCTATCTTAATGCAGATGCAAACGCTTTTATGTGGTCAATTTCCGAAACCATTACATGCTCGTAAGTCTTCACTGTTTCTCCTTTGAATATTACCTGGCCGCTACCATCCTTGCGGTCAAGCTCTATAAGAGCACCATTGGGACAATATAGGCGGGATACTTTGTCATAGTCGTGAAAAACCTCCACCTCCGGAATAACAACCATCACAATACCGCCACGATCCATGGCCAACTTACGAATCTTTGCAGAAAGTTCGGAGTTGCCACGACGGTCATCAAAACGGATAGCGTTATAAACAGTCTTCTCTGTCACGTTGAGCGCCTTTGCAATAAAGTCGCGGTCAGCTTTCGTAATGTGAATGTACCTCTTGTTCATATCTCACTTATTTTAATGATTAATATTGGAGGGAGTCCGGGGAATCGAACCCCGGCGCAAGAACCATGCACTCCCGTGTGTCTTTCCACACTGTCACCCGTCTCTTAACGCCTTCCGGGTCGTCACGCTGGGTTATCCTGAGTATCTTTACTTGATTGATTCTTTAATTCCACATTCCGAATGGTCTGCAGCAGCTCTGCTTGAAAACATACACACATTGTATAGACCTCATCTTTAAATCTTGAATTCTGCACTGGTTCTACATCTTTCATCTGAATAATGGCACTGGTTAATTCGTTCATCAGGTTATCCAGCGTCTTGGGACCTACTTTCATCAATAATGTCTCTTTCATAATCTTATACTTAAAAATCGCTAATCACACGCCTTTTTTGTATCTTTGGCGCGGTGTTCTTTTTTGAACACGTCACAAAGATAGTATGAATATCTCATACTTCAAAACGATTTAGTGTAATTTTTCATACTTAGAAGCAAATATGAATGAAAATCTCAGATTTATAAGCATAATCGACGAATTGAAGTCTAAAGGTGTGATTGCCGACTATGTACAAGTTGCAGCCAATTTACAAACTAATAAAGCAGGGATTAGCGATATAAAATCCGGGAGGAAGAAATTATCTATCGACCTACTTCGCCGTATGAAATTATCATACCCAAATATTAATATAGAATGGGTTATTATGGGTGAAGGAGAAATGTTTCATACGGATACACCAGCCTCAAACAAGCCCCAAACCCCGGAACTCTCCTCTCTCCTTGCCTTAATTCGCGAAAAAGAAGAAATCATCAGGGAACAAGATAGAGAAATCGGACGCTTAGAGGAACGAATCCGGCAAATGACAATCGAAAAGGAAAAACATGTATCGGATGCGTCCATTTCCGGTACTGCAAATGTCGGGTAGGCGGATTTACTGTTACCATACACCGGTGATGGGAAACGAAGCGTACCCCCTATCATCCCCCATGATGACCCCCTCCCAAGCAATCCCCCTCCCCTACCTTCATATATGGGTATAAAAACACTGATATTGGGGCATTTAAAAACTAAAGCGTGAAAAATGATAGGTTTTTAGGGGGGGGCTATCAAATAAAAAACGAGGGGTATTTTTAAAATTATAGTATTTTAGTACGTCTGTATCGCACACCGCCAAAACCCTATTTTGAATATCCAGTTCTATAAAAGTGAATATCCACTTTGAACATCCACCTGAATATCCAGCGTCAAAAAAGACCGATTTCAAGCACAAAAAAAGGGAGGTATAACCACCTCCCCACACTGGATCATTCTAAAGCCGCTTTTGTCGCGTTTTTAGCCGCTTATTATTCGCCTGATACATTTCCACTACGCCCGCAAGAAATGAGCGTAGATTGCTTTATTATAGCCTTTTTGGTGCATATAGTACCGTTCCCGGACAATCCTGCATGCAGCAAATAATTCTTCGTTGCACCCACCTGCTCAGCTGTAAAAACGGTATAAACCGCCGAAATGCTGCTGAAATACCAATCTTTCCGCTTTGTTCCTTCTATTCCGTGCGTCAAATGCACATGTATTACCTTTCCCATAACTAATAATATTTTGTCGCAAATATACCAAATAACTATTATATGGAATAATTTAAGCGGCATTATATCAAATAATCGGGCACAAAAAAAGCAGCCGCAGCTGCCATGCACTCCCCCACCCGAATCAACTATGTAAGCCCTATGTAAACCCAATTAAACCTATCTGCAAATCTGTATGCCTGAAAAGCACCTAAATGTAGCTGCAAATTAAACCCACGTAAACGTTTCGTTTTGCAGAGCCATCCACTCATACCTTGCACAACCTTTTGTATATCAATAGATTTGATGTCTTTTTCTCCCAACCCTCAATATACGTTTCGTTCTGTGCCCCATAGGTGTTGCGGATTGTTTTCTACTCGGATGGTAAGGAATGAGAGGTAATCCATGAACCCCTCGAACAGGTAACACATACATCGTTGTCCGCCCTGCTGTCGGATATGGGTGATGTCTTTCGGGGCGACACATCCCTTGAAGTATCTGTTGCGCACTTCATATCCTCCTGCCATGTTCGGAAAGCCGATGGCAAAATAGGGTTTGTCGGCATTCATAAACCGAAGCTCCCTGCATTCTCTTTTGGCAAGTCCGATGTTTATTCCCCTTTCTTGCAGATAGGCTATAAGAGCAGGGGAGGACAATTCTCCAACCTTTAATCCCTGATAAGGCTGATTGTCGGAATGCTGTCTGCCAAAAGAGAACGATGCAGGGCGGATGTATGCTGTCCGCTCCTCTATGCGTCTCAACAGATAGGCTACATCTTCCGAACGGTAGAGTTCCGCTGCCAATGCAATGATATTACCGCCTTTGCCGATGCCGAAGTCATACCATTTCTCAAGCTCGGTGTTTACCTTGAACGATGCGTCCGTTTCTTCCCGTAACGGTGATTTGTACCACAGGTTCCTGCCTTGTTGCTTTACAGGCGTATAGCCCAGACTTTGCAGATAGTCTGCCAGTTTGATTTGCTTTACATCTTGGATTGTCATATTGCATACGGTTTTGAAGTTGATGAAAATTTGTTGATTTGATGAGCTGTTGATGTAATATGTTTATATACAGCCTTATAACCTCTCAACATCTTCTCAACAAACCGCTCACCAAAAGAGAAATCCACAAACGGGTGTCGGTGGTCTCTCAACTTCTCTTTTGGCTTGTTGAGATTTTGTTGAGAATGTATATCGTTTATTGTCAGTGTATTTATACCCATATTCAACAATTCAACAGAAAAATGATAGTGTTACAAGGATTCAAGTTGCTCCCTTGTGACTGTGTAGAAGCGTCCCACTCTCCTTATCGGCTCATACCGACACTCCCGATTGCAGTTGAACTGGTAGGTGGTATAAGTCAGTCCGTTTGGCGCAGGGGTCAGTTTCCAACATTCCTGCAACACTTTTCGGACTTGGTGTTTCTCCACCTTTACCTGTGAGTGTACCAGCAAAAGAAGAATGTCGCTGTAACAGAAAGAGAATGTATCCGTGCCGACACTGTCCATGATGTCAAGGACAAGTTCGTGCATTTCTATCTCCAACCGGTTGCGGTTGCTGCGGATAATCTTCTGCAAGGCTTCTGTATGCAGTAATGTGGGGTTGAACCACATTCGGCTTTCCTTTTCGGTGGACAGTTTTCTGTGTTGCAGGAAATGGAGAAAGGCGGGTATCTCCGCTTTCAGTTTTTGCAGGAAGTCGGTATCATCGGACTGCAAGCGGTTTATCTTGCGCACCCAATAGCGTGTTTCCCCTGCGTCTATGATTACGGGCAGATGCTCGTTGTTGGAACACAGCACGAATTTGGCGAAGAACGCAATCTCGTCACGGTCTTTGCCTTTGGCTTCCACCTTATAGGAAAGTGTGGTGCTGAGGTTCTTCAACCGCTCGCTATCCTCCCTGCGGTTGAGCAGCACCTCATCCACCACGATAAGCAACTTGCCAGCCCAGTCGGAATTGAACTGGCTGCGGAAATCCTCGTTGGTGTTGAAAGTCACATTGTTCTGAAAAAGGGCTTTCAGAAAGTTCAGGAAGGTGCTTTTGCCCGTGTTGCGTTCTTCCGACACCAACAGCAGGATAGGCAACTTCTGAATCGGTTGCAGGTAGAGCAGTTGCAGATAGTCCATCCCCAACTCGTATTGTTCCCCGAAGATGTGCCGTACCAAAGATTGGATATGCGATAAATCGCCCTCCTGCGGTCGGTGGTCTATCGGTTCGTAAAGGTTAAGGAACTTGCCGACCACGGAACGGTAGCCGATGTGTTCGGGTACGGTGCAGAAGCCGTCATACTTGGGAACGCTGCCGATGTAATCCTTGCCGTAATCCTGTCGCAGGGTCTCGTTGTTCCATGCGATGCGTTTCTTCACATACCCTCCGTTCAGTCTCGGTTGCTCCACAATCTTGTAGAGCGTTGTCCCGACACGGATAAATTTTTCCTTTGCCATGCCGCCATCCGATGGCGGTCTGTGGCTGTCCTGTTGTTCGATAGCTGACATAATCAAATGGTTTTAAGTTTGAAAATTACCAGCTGCAAAAATATAATCAATTATCGGATAGGTTGTTATGCAAAACACGGCAGAATGGTGACAAATAGCCCCCGAAACAAAAACTTTCAATGGCTTGGGGCAGGAAACGGGTTGTGCAAACGGAAAAACTCCCGAAAAGCAAATGTCGGATTACGCTTTTCGGGAGAAAAAATCAGAGCGTCTGTCGTTCTGTCGTACTGACTTAATGAATTACTGACTTACCGAGTGAATAATGTCAGGCATTCAGCTACGAGAAGTATTCGGATTTGGATATACCGTTGGTATTCAGCGAGAAGAAGATGCTTGTTTTCTCTTTTCGCAGGTACAGTCTTTCAAGAACGGCATTGCGTACCCGTTCCGCTCCGAATGTGCCGATATGGAAAGCGAGGGCAACTATCGCTTCAAGGTTGTAAACCTCCATACTGCAATTATCGGATACCCGTATGCTTCGCCTTATCCCGTATTCCCTTAAAACTCCGCTCTTGCAAAGAGCCTTCAGCCCTGCACGGAATGTCGGGGCGGTTACTCCGAACAGGTCGCAAAGTTCCCATTCGCTCATGGCGGTTGCGCTAATGTCGGTCGGCAAGGTAATGTTGCCGTTGCCGTCCGTTGTGATGATGCTTCGTTTCATGGCTATGCTTGGTTATGGGGTTACACTTCCGAACGATGCGTTCAGCTTGTTGCCGAACATCGTCAGGTCATTGTCAAGTTTCTGCGTGGTTATCTGTAGGCTCGGCAAACAACGCCTTTCCGCTTTACAGCGGTAGGTTTTCGCTTACCT